CTAGTAACGATAAAATGGTCCGCATGAAGAGGAACCACATCGCCTTTAGTTTCGACATAACACTTATACCTATCAAACCAACGAAGGAAATGGTTAATACCAATACCCCGTTTACCAAAATCATCTATAATAACAGTTTTTTCTAACATATAACCAGTCCACCACTTAGTAAGCGGATCTTTCACAAATGCTCTAGGCAATCTATCGTGGGCCATTCTAGACTTTCCAACTCCAGGTAATCCATAATACCATTCGCATCTAATTCCGGGTCGTTCCACGGCGACAGCGGCTGCGAGTGAGTTTCGAAGTAAGGTGTGTCGGGAGAAGGCATAGGCTCCGGGGTTAGACTCTCCGAACATGTCAAGTCCACTACGTCCGTCGACAAAGGCAGCTTTCCACTCGACTCCAAGCTCGTCTCTTGACTTACTTCCGTTAGCTTTCGGACACACTCCAACTTCATAAGCATCGCCTTCTTTCGTGCAATACTCTCGGTTAACACTCGGTGCTCCTCTTGCCACCTCGAAATGCGCCCTAGATGAGAGTTTATCTTTGAGCTGAGACAATCTACACTGGCTCTTGAGGATGCAATATCCTTGTAAATGCGGAGTACCGTCCGCTCCTCTCTCGCGACCGACGCAACTATACGACGAAGCCTGCTCGAGGAAGACCCTGATGTGCCCATACTCTACGTCTGTATAATTGTTCAACGTAAAACACCAACGCTTAGCCTGAGAAGACTGAGGAGCACGAACCATCTTATACAGAGGAAGGAGGTGAGGTGTGAGGTGTAGTCTGAGGGGTAATACTGACCCTCAGACTATTTATCACACCTCCCGGGCTGACGCCCGGGCAAACGGGGCGTTCCGCCCCTAAGTCACGCTGACGCTTTGACTATCGGTGCTCCGCACCTCGATCACCGATAACCAATAATTAGTCGATGAAATTACGGGCTACAGCCCGGACCTCCCGCGCCCCTGCGGGCGCGGTCGGGCGAGACATAATTTATATTATTAATTCCCTTTCACTTAGAGGGATATTTAAACACTCGTTCTATCTCCAGTAAATGTGAGATTCCATCCAGTAACAATCAAACACGGCAGTACAGCCGATGTAGTCATATTCTGTATAGTATAACACCAGAAATCACGATTTCTATTATTAATATGTTGATCTTGATCAATCTTCTGACTTTTAATAGGGACAGTACGTTCGAAAGATTCGCCAGCTTTCAGCATAGTACTTTGCATCCCCCAAAACTTATAAAACTTCCATACATCCGCATTCGGATCACCCGCCGCTAACGCCGCATCCGGCAAACTTGGATCCCAAGTCAACACGGCATCAAACGGATTAGCAGGAGGAGTACCGTTGTCAGTAGTCCTCACCATCCACGTCTCAATCTTGAACGTTACGCCACTAGCTACAGGATTCGTAAATTGAACAGTATTCTGTCCTCCACGAATAAATAAATCACCACCACCAAAAGTGGTAGTGGCAGACACGCCATCTGTATCAATAAGTCCGCCAGCTGTCTGATAAAATCGAGCAGCAGCAGCATCCGTAGTTCGAGCAACAAAATGAACACGCTTAAACGGAACAACGCCAGCACTATTACTATTAACAGCAGCCAATAATAGAGCATTATTGGACCTATACTTCTGAGCCGCAGAAGACGCATCCCATAATTGTTTCTTCCATCTAGAAGCACTAAATCTAGGTTTCTTTCTAAAATTCCAACCACCACGATTGATATCAGACGTAGCCTGAAATCTATCCTTCAACGAACGAACCGCAGTTCGTTTACCAAAAGGACGTCGTCGGAGGGTGGTCCTCCGAAAAGGACGGGACCGACGAGACCTACGAGACATACGACGCATAGCCATTGCAAACAATAACAAGGCTTCAAGAAGAAGCTTCAGTATTTATAGGAAAATAAGACAGTACATGAGTAACGTGAACACGGCGCAATAAGGCATCGATCTGGTCGTGCACACTGCCGTCAGGATTTTCAAAACAATCTTTAGGATGAAAATTGCTAGTAACGATAAAATGGTCCGCATGAAGAGGAACCACATCGCCTTTAGTTTCGACATAACACTTATACCTATCAAACCAACGAAGGAAATGGTTAATACCAATACCCCGTTTACCAAAAT